TGCCATGTAGTTTTTACGCTACTACCGCCCTTAGTATCAAAAGCGTAATTGTAAGTATTCTCCCATTGATCCCAGGTAGCATCATCCTTATCTTTTCCTCCGAATTCTTGAATACGTAAGATAGTATCCGGTATTCCGTAGATTGTTCTTAATAATTCTAAACCGGCGAGAGTACCTTTCTTTTTTACAAGAAGTGGTAAATTGTGGTATAATCTCTTATAGATTGATTTATTAAGATCATCTAACGTAACTAAATCATTTGATGCACTAACAATTGTCGTAATGTATTCTATACCTGATCCTGTTACTGGGAATATGGTTGTTATGTCTGGAAGTAGTAATGTAGATCCAGATGGGGTTAATCCTATAAGACCGGTGTATAAATCGCTTGTTGAGAAGTTATTTTCATAGATTTTAATACCAAACGACTTCAATACGTCTGCGATTAAGTCTTTAGAAACGCCATACTCTAATCTATTATCAGCATTGTATTTATCTGATATTGCATCTGTATATAGGTAGAGAGTGTCAAAATGCTGACCTACTAGTTCTAAAAAGACTTGGTATGGTGCATTTTCAGAATCTTCTACCAAGTACTCAGGTATTGAATTTACTAAGTTATCTTGGTTTTCACTGTCGTATAAAGAAGCTGTTGCAAATTGACCGGTACCGGAAAGGCTACCGTCAAAGTTTAACCCTGCCCAGTTTAGTACAGCGGCACTACCGGTTGTTGCTAAAGAGAACGGTGGGGTGTTGTTTGTCTTTGGCCAAGCTGTTGAACTTGATTCGTAGTATAAGTAGTAGTCATAACCGTCAAATTGAGTTATGAGTTTTGATATTTCTGCTTGTTTAGATGCAATACTTTCTGATCTAGCTACCGTACTTGGAGTAGTTAACAGACTGTTTATATCATTCTGATATGTTTCAATTAGACCGGCTTTATAATAGAAGTTGGCTAATCTAGTAGTTGCAGAAGAGAAATGTACAAAGTTATTATAATCCGAGTAGTCTATGTTTAACTCTACTCCTTTTTCAACTAGAATAGAATCTACTTGATTTACAGATCCTGTTACTGATGTAGTTTTTAAAGTAGTTAAGTTTTCGTAATTGGTTGAATTTCCAAGTCTATTAAAGACTGGAAGATTAAAATTAGGCTGTCTTAACTGTATTCTACTATCTGGTATTTCTACAATTGTAGTATAGTTTACTCTATATCCAACTGGGTCAGCAATTCTTGTTTGAATCCAGCATTGAGATTTTAAATCGTAGGTGCTGGGTAGAGGATCGTATAGTTTTACTAATACTCCATAACTTGCTGGGTCTGTAGTATCGAGTTGAATGTTAATACCTAGCGCTTCTTGGTTATTTCCGAAATTTAAATAGAATTCTCCAAAGTAAGGTAGTTGATTCCTTTTTACTATAAATTCATTAAGTAGTTGTGCAAGAACTTGGTTCGGTAAGTTATTAGTTTTAATTAGAACTTCTGTCCTATTACTCGATATACTACTAATGTAGAAAGGTTGATCTATTGAAGATTGTAATTCATTATTTACAAAATTATAAATCGCATACACATCTCCATTAGAAACTTCAGCTAATGCACTGTCTATCTCTGGATTAATGTAGAGGTCTTGTAATTTACCGGTGCTTGGTAATGCTGGGTCTTGATAAGTCTTCCAACCAGAATAATTATAGTAACTCCCCACTAGTGTGGTAGGGGGTAGATATAGGTAAAGTTCAACTTGGTTATTGTTAGTGTCGAACTGTTCGTCAAGCTGCTGGGTGGTGATTAGACTAGCATCCTCAATAGAAATTGAAGTATCTTCGAATGTTGTTGGATTAATCTGAAATACTTTAGTTTTTATCATGAGGTTGTTCTTGCTAAGGTATCTTGAGTAGACCTAAGGGTTTGTAGTAGTTCTTGCTGTGTTAGTACTTGAGATCTTAAATTGTCTATTTCTTCCAGTAAAACCTGTATTTCTACGCTAGTGCCTGTGTTCCCTATATACTCCCCGCTTGTATCGACTAAGTATTGGTGACTGTTAGTCTCTCCTTCTTTAGGTATAGTAAAGAATAACTCTCTGTAGTATGTAAAGAATTCATCTACAGAAGGTATGTTTGAAGCAGTAGTTTCTGGTGTTGTTGGAACTAATTGTGAAAAAGAGGTATCGACAGTCTTTTCAAACTGTGTTTTACTATATACATTTTTTGAAAGTGTAATTTTTTCACTCATTATCTATTGATTACTTTAAAGTAATATTTTTCATCTAACACCCTAGTTGCGCCATCTATAATCGTTTTAAAGAGTATTTTGTAATATCTTTCAGGTTCTAAACCGTTCATATACACATCAAAATAGTTACTTGTCGAATCAGCACTAATCTTAGTATAGGTACTATCGAAGTCAATTACAACTTCATTTGTATCTAAATCTACAATAGACCAGTATGAAGCAGTAGGCAGGTAGTAGTTAAAAGTATAGAGCGAACCTGTAACAAATACCCGAGGTGGGAATTGCGGTCTTGCATTAATTCTGAATCTTTGAATTGATTCTGGGTAATATATTCCGGAATTGTTGGGTAGGGTTGCAACTACATCTGGATCTGTGATAACTGTTTGAGTTGATGATCCTGTATTGTAGTAGTAGTCGTTCCATCTAAATTCTAGCTGGGGTGGGTAGATTGTATTAGTATCTACTGAGAAGTATTTAAATTGTACTCTCTTGGTAAGATCTGTTGAGAATTCAGCAGAATCGGCTTGTTTAATAATAAACCCATCATTTTGAATTGATCCGCTATACCAAGCTAATACTGTGCTGGTTGTATCTAGAGTAATGTCAAAGTTACTCCTATACTGATAAGAAGCACTCTTAACATATAGTGAGCTTGTATACCAGTTACCTCCTCCGGGATTAGATGCTGAAAAGGAAGCGGTTGCTCCGGAAGTAAAGCTTGACGTCTGCCATGCTCCTGATCCGGATGAAGTTCTAAAATTCCAACTTACTCCGTTGGTTACTTCTGGGCTATCTAAATACTTACCGGTTCCATTTTGCCATGAACCTGATACTGGGTAGCTGTATAGAATAGTTTCTTGACCTAACCCTTCTACTTTAGCTATAAATACTTTTAAGTATGCTGCAATAGAACCAGTTGCTTTATTGTTTATAACATCTAAAATTTCAGACTGGTTGAATTTAATTAAAAATCTACTTGCGGCAGGTTCACCACCATCTGTTTCAGTTGAGGTAGTAGCTTCAATGATTTCATCGATACCCGTATTTGCATTTGGGTATTCACTATACAGGGTAGCGTCTTTCTCCGGGAAGATTTTGTATACTGCCATTTGTTATAAATAGGAATTAAAGAGAAACTACTCTTCCTTTAATATCTACGTTTGGATACTTAACTTCAAAGATCATAGGATCGATAGAAGGGTACACTACGTTATTAACTGTAGCTCCTTTAGTATCGTAGGTATACGCACTATAACTTCCATCGACAGTAGTTAGGTTTACGATTTCTATATTCTTAACTGTTTGAACTCCTTCTACTTTATCAAGTAGTATGTAAAGGTCTTTAAGTATGATCGGTTCGTTAATCTGCCACTTATCAATATTGAAATAATCTGCAAGTTGAGAGATGCAGTTATTTAATACTTGACTGCTATTATAGTTGGGGTAGGTTATAACATCAAAATTTACACCTATGTTTACAACAAAAGCATCCTTTATTTCTACAGAGTCGTTTATTACTCTAAATTGAGATAAGTAAGTTTGCAAATTCTGTTTTAATATACTTGTAGCAGGAATTAACTTCTTATTGTTATCGTATGTAGCGACGTACAGAGCAACAGAAGCGGGAGTAGTACCTACTGTTATATCTTCTGCTTTTAACGGAGTTGCGTATGCTTTTGATACAGTTCCGTAAATTGATGGAATGCTCAATGCTCTTAACACGTAATCATCAACTGTAACTGTTCTTAACTGATTCTGGAAGTTTGATAAGCTATTCTGTCTTATCTCCTCAATACTGTCACCGTCCTGTCCTCCTGTTGCACCTACTGAGTTGTTTACAGCAAGAGAGTTAAAGATTGTATTTGCTAGGGTGGTGTTAGTTATAGATGCATTATTAAATGCTACTAGAGTAGTGTTTACTTGAGTTAAAGTATTTTCAGGTACGTTAGCAGTAACTCCTCCTCCTACTAAGTATCGAACTGTCAAAGTAGTATTTGAAGGGGCAATACCGTAAGTATTAGTGAAAATAAAGTTTGTAGGTGAGTAAGCTGCTGTAAGTTTGTCTTGCTCAAAAGGTAATCCTAATCCTACGTTCTCCGGGTTTGGTACAATGTCTTCATCTGTATCTGCAGATGTACCGGATCCGAACTGTAGCTGGAGAGTGGTTTCGTTTAAGAAACGAGATGCAAACCTTCTTTGAACCTGCTTAGTTTGTAGTAGGTATGGAATGTTGTCATCAGCTTGATAGTTGGGGTTGTTTGGATTGCTATTCCGGATAGAATCGTAAACACTATCTTGAGCTAGGTGTGATACTTCATACCAAGTATTACCGTCACTGTCTATTATATCCAATATTCCGATTATGTTTGAATCGAGTAGATCTACAGTACTGAAGGCTTGTGGTGTTCCGAAACTGTAGGTCGTTGATTTTATAGTTGCAGATATAGCATTTACTTGCTTCTTTAATAGGAAACTGGTTGGTAATGAGGTACCGGTGTTTATTTGGTAAATTTGAACTTGAGTTGGATCTACACTGCTTGAAAAACTAAAATCAACTTTCCTTTGAGTTAGGAAAGAAGCAAAGTTAGCATTAGGAGATGATACGACTGTGTTCTCAGGTATCTGTAGAGTGTAATCCCAATCCGGGGTCCCGGTAATTGTTGCAGGTACTTGCTGATAAACATCTAGGGTTGTAGTAGCAGCTGCAGTTGTTTTTGGTTTATACCCTAATAAGTATGCAAGTTCGTAGAGGTTTCTAGACTGCTGAGCGTATTGTATAAATGTTTCCTGTATTTGATTGTCTAGATAAAAGGATAGTACATCACCTACGTAAGCAGACATCTCCATAAACATCATTCCGGGTGAAGCAGGAGTGAAGTCATTATAGGTTGTAGGGAAGTAGGTTTGTGCAAACTCGATCAGTCGAGTTCTGAAATCCGAGAAGTCCCTGTTGATGTATTTTATATCTCTCTTTATTGCCATTATGTTAATGTAAGTTCTAGTGTATCATTTATACCGTAGTTAATTACACTGTAGTTTAGTGTAATCTGGATTATGTGAAGGTCTTCTGTCCCGTAAACGTCTAAGGAGTTCACAGTAACTAGGGGGAAGAACCTTTTTAAATCAGCAGATATCATTAACTTTATACCGTCTATATTATTTGCTGTGATCTGTTCAAAAACTGTTGCTCTTAAATTTGCTCCAAAACTAGGGTTAAAAATTCGTTCCCCTCTGTTAGTCATGAAGTAGTTAACTAAGTTTGATTTTATTTGATCTTTTGTTTGATATGTTGAATTAAAGACAGCAGGGCCGTTGAAAGGGATACTCACCCCGACAGCAACTCTTGGTTTTGTATCAATGGGGAATCTATTTTGTATCCTTGTTGCCATTACTTCTTATTCATCAAACCCATAATCTGGTTCAGGTTAACTTCTCCTGAGGGTAGGGAAGAACCTTCTGTAGCAGTGTTGGTAGTCGGTGGGGGAGTGTAACCTCCTTGACGTCCGAATCCTAGAGCATCGCTAGTATTCATAGAAATTTGACCGTTTCTTGCATCCATCATACCACCGAGAAGCTCCCTATACTTATCTCTAGTATTTGGAGAGGTTGTAGCTTGTGCTCTTGAAACTAGTAAATTTTCCTGGTTTTCTTGCATAACTGTTTTTGGATTACGGATAGCTTCTAGAAGGATGTCTTTCATCTCTTCTTGTATAGCTTCCTTTACAGCTTCTTTAATAAGC